GCGAGGCCCACTGCCATAGATGAAAGCCCTGCACGGATTGGGTGGTTGCGTCCGATGCTGGCCACCCAGGCGACATAGGCAAGGTCGACAAGGAAGCCGCTGATGAAGGCAATGGCATAGTTCACGGGTACCTCAAGCGAAGTCGACCATCCTCGATGGCCTGTTTGAAGACGAAGTATCGGTCGCACCACCACGTGGACTTAGCCTCCAGGCTGAACCACAACATCAGCCGAGACAGAACATCGAGCGTCTCGAGTGCGCTCATGCACTCGGAGCACGTTCCTCCGATGGCGCATCTACCCCAGTTGCACCTCACTTGGCTTCTCCCCAACTGCGGGCTATATGGACATCGGCGCGGAGCTGAACACTGAGCACCCCGGGTAGCGGGTTCTCCATCACGGCCTTGACAATCTCGGCCGCACGTTCCGCGTTAGCGGTCGGCACTCGCCATTGAAGCTCGTCGTGGACTTGAAGATTGCCGAGTGCGTGAAGGTCTGCCAGAGCGCTATTGTAATAGCCGTGGCAACTAAGCCCCACAAGATCGACAGTATTAGCCTTGAGCATTGCTGTGCTGACAATGTCATGTGCGCTCCCCTGAATTGGTGTGTTCAACAGCTGGCGCTCGGCATCGCCACGGCGCCATTGATCCTCGGAGTGGATATCGGCTACAGGACGAAACCGCCCAAGCAAGGTGTGGATGCCCCAGTGCTCCTTGCCGTAGTCGATAAAGTACTGTTGCAGTTTGGCGAGCGCGGGTACAGCAGCGTGGTACGCATCGAGAATGCGCTGGGCCTTGTCGGTGCCGATCGGCTCGCCTGAGGTATCGCGTATACTGATACCCAGCCCTGCTGCCGACTTGCCGTAGAACAGACCGTAGCCAACGGCCTTGGCATGGTCGCGGCGCGGATGAGCTCGGACTTCTTCGTTGGTCAGGCCTCGGAGCTCATCCTGCCAAGCGCGCCTTGCCATGGCCGAGTGCATGTCGCCTCCCGCCAACATCCGCTCCATGGTGTCGTCCTGGCAGATGACCTTCATGAAGTGGGCCGCGACGTAGAGCTCGAGCTGGCTGTAGTCGGCGACGATTAGGCTGTACCCGGGCGGGGCTACGAAGGCCCGGCGCAGCTTGTACCGGTCGGCCTTGGGCACGTTCTGTAGGTTGGGTGTCTTGGAGCTGAGCCGCCCAGTATCGGCTTCGGGGGCCAGTACGGTGTGTAGCCTGCCGTCGGGCCCCTTGTAGGTCGGCAGTTCCTGAGCGCGCTTGAGATCATCCTGGAGCTTCTTGCGAGCTAGGGCAGCGCGTAGGCCAGCCTTGTCCTCGGGGCCTGTGGAGGGCAGGTCAGCGATGTGGGTGAGGGCTACGAAATCGCCGGGGCGTTTCCCCTTCGGGGTACGCTTCGCGGCCTCGAGCTTGCTACCGCAGTACGGAGGAACCTTGAACCGCTTGTGCTCGTAGAGGAACGCCTGCAGCTGCTTGGAGCTACGCCAGTTCACCCCCGGGGCCCAGCCTTCAACGAGCGCATCGAGGGGAACTAGGTCGGCCTCAATAAGCTGAGCTGTACGTGCACACAGGGCCTCGTCGATATCGACACCGGCGCGCTCGTACTCGGTAAGCTGGAGCAGCCCTGGGCTCCACCACTGGGTGTATAGGTCCCACAGGGTACCGCTTACCTCGCCACCAAGCTGCTTAGCGGGGCGCTGCTTGAGCAGAGCTCTGAAGAACCAGAACAGCTCGAGGGTAGCCTTCGCATCGAGGCTGGCGTAGTCGTACAGCGTGACCAGCAGCCACGGGTAATCAGCCCACAGGAGCTGGCGGCTGAGCGGAATGATCTCGGTCGTGGCATACAGCCGCTGGTACTCGCCACACTCGAGCGAGGGGATGCGGAAGCCATCGACCTTGCGCCAGGTGGCGCGCTCCTCGTGGATAGCAACGTCGGCAGCCTTGGTACGCGAGAACAGTTTCCTGTATTCGCCAACAGGGGCATACCCCATCACGCGCTGCATGAGGCTCTTTAGGCCGTGCTCCGAGCCGCTATCGGCGTTTAGGAACCGCGACATGCGCAGCGTATCGCCCACAATGCCGTTGAGCGCGATGCCGTGGTTGGCAAACATGTGCCGGTCGAAGGTAAAGACGTTGTGGCCGACCTTCTCGATGGTCGGGTCCTCTAGCCAATCCTTGAATATGGGCAGGTAATCCGCCCATATGAAAGCTCGGCTTGCTATTGGCATGCCCCGCGGGTGGTGGTGGATCGGCGGCTCAACCCAGGCTAGCGACCAAGCGAAGATGGTGCCGTTCCCTACCGGCGAGCGGTCGAGGTCGACTACACACTCCGTATCGACTCCGAACGGGCCTTCGAGCTTGTGCAACTTCGCCAGCAAGGCGTGCGCCGACTCGGCGGAGTCCACAACTGTCCAGCCGCCTACCGTCTGTGTCCGCGGCTGTTCGGTCATTTCTGCTTTGCCCAATAACGGCGCATCTGCCCTTCGTTTGAGCAGGTGCGACAAATACGCTTACCCAGACGGCGGAAGTAGCCGGGAACAAGGTTGTCTCCGGCAAGCTCGTGGCCTTTGGCGCAGTGTGTTTTGGCTGCGTTGCGTGCAGGCAGGGTCTCGCCCCGGAGAGTGTTGACCCGCCCAGTGACAGGCTCCAGATGGGCTGGGCGAAGGCACGCTCGCCGTCTACATAGATGGTCAATCTGTAGGCCCGGCGGAATATCCCCAATTAGCTCCTCATAGAAGTGTCGATGAGCTCGGCGACATCGACCGTTGGCATCGTAGCAAATGCCATAACCATCCGAGTCTCGCCCACCGAGCCACAGCCAACACCCAGTCAGGGCGACCCCAGTCTTAGCCCACAGGCTTGGTCGAATTCGGCTGTCACCAAACTCAACCACCTAGCACCCACTGCCATACAGCGCCATGCTCGCCCCGATAACGATGGCCAGCCACAGCACGACCAAGCTCCATACGGTCGTACAAGGCCACCGTTCCACTGTTACAGTATCGGTCACAAAAACTCCTTGAGCATGAGGCGCAGCAGCTTGATGGTTCGGTTCAGCTGGTCGTTGGTCAGCTTGGCTTTGTTAGCGGAACGAATAACCAATTCGGCTAGGAACCTTACCTCGGCGGGCTTGACGTCGAAGCCTGGGTTGAGGTCCATCCAGGCCAAAGTGTGGCGGACCTGTTCGATCTCTTCAGCGGTGAGAAGCTCGGTTTCCATGCTGCTCCTATCTACTGCCACAGTAGTCTAGCGGTACTTGGATTTCAAGTAAGAAAGACCAACCTCAACTAGGTTGTAGTTTCCGTCCTTTACATCGCACAGCATCAGGATGCCCTGCCAGTGGTGGTTGCCTTGTGGGCTAAGATAGCCCTCGGAGTGCTGGTAGAAGGAACCAGCAATAATAGAACGGAGCGTCCGCTTCCCATTCGTATGAACAGCCAAGTCAAGCCCCTGCCGGTGCCCAGCGACGCAGCTTTGCATCTCTCGCAGAAGTTGGGCACGAGCGGAGGGCGCGCCGCGCTTGGTTTGGCCCACGTTGCCATCGGAGCCTCGCGGGAAGTAGTGCGCAAAGGCTATTCCTCCCACCGCCACTGGCTGCAGGAACGGCACAACTTCCCAGCCGAGGGCGACGTCGTTGAACATGTGGTATCCAATGGCGCCCTCAAGTTCGGCGTTGTCATTAACGTAGCGCTCCAGTCTTTCTTCATGGTTTCCACGGAGGAGCACCATGCGCGGTTTAAAGCCTCGAACATTTCGCCACTGTGAGGACAGCAGCTCAAGGGCTGTATTACCTGCGTCAATGTCGCGGCTAACGCGTCGCCCTTCAGCAGAACCTTTGCCCTTATCGTAGCTTGACAGTGAGGGCATGTCCCAATGATCTCCGAGGTGGACAACAACATCGGGTCGCTTCTCAGCAATGTACTTACCTGCCCATTCGAGGTGGTCTGTGCGAACGCCGGGGCGAACCTGGGTATCGGGAATCACAATGATTTTCATTTTGGCCGCTCCGTGATAATTCCCCGAGCAAGCGCACGCAGTTCCTCGGGTCCGATGGTGAACTGAATACCGCCGGCAGTAACCGACAGGTATTGGTCCTCCCACTGGCCATAGCCAACTAGTACAGCCCTGAGGCCGGTCCGTTCGGGCTCGAGATGGAGGTGCCGGCTGCCGACGCAGTGATCGCTGCAGGGCTTCTGCGCCCGCATTCGTGCAGTCGGCTTCTTTACCTGGGTCCTCAAGGGTGACTCGGATCCCGCAAACCGATATGCGGCATATGCGCGACATACCCGCCCGCATCTTCGGCCTGTTGAGTCAGCTCATCGAGTGCATCGATCCGCTGTTGCATGGCTTCGGCGATTTTCTCGTGAAGGTCATCAACCTGGGGCTGCTCGTCGTGCCATGCGAGGAACATCAGGCAGCAGGCAGCGTGATGAAGATGAGGCAGCCCGCTCTCGGGGTCTGTATCCCTCGCCTGGGCATAGGCCAGCAGGTGCCGTTGCAGGGCACTGTAGTACCGCTCGAACGGCTCGGTGCATTTGGTCCAGTTGTTCGGGCTGTACTTACGCGCACCGTGGGTTAGCACCGCCGCCATACCCTCGATGAAGCTTGGCTCCACAAGGTGGACCATGAGCTTATCCGAGTCGTACTTAACAAAGTCCATTGGAACCCTCCATGTACCAGCGGTAGTGCGCAACTCCGGCTTGCTGCAGTGACCAGCGCAAATCGATGCAACTCTGGGCTACGAACCCATACTTGGCTAGACCAGCGCGGAGGGCCTTATCGAACAGCGGTTCGACCTGGGCCCAAGCAGTTTCCACAACATCATCAAGAGTCATCGGTTGCCTCGGTCGGAGTCGCAGATATCGCTGATGAAGCGCACCAGCATAGCTGCGGCCTGCACAGCTTCGCGCCGCATCTCGTGGGTAAGCCGCATGCCCTGCTTCATCCAGACGTGGGCTTTGAGCTCATCGATTTCCTCAAGGATGATGGCGAAGCCTTCGTGTGCACTATTGAAGGCGGGGAACCGGGCCTCGGCGCGGTCTAGCTCAGCTTGGATATCGGCCCAAATTGCTAGGCTCACGGTGCCTCCTTGAAGTACTGGTCCAGGGCTTGGTCATCGCGATCGAAGCACTCGGTGGCGAATGCGGTAAAAATGCTCCGGGTGTGGCAGCCGCTGACCACGATTGGAATGCCCTTGGCGATTGCGTACCCGAGCTCTACCCCGGCGCCGAAGCCTTCCTTAGAGGGCATCAGCACCCACAAGACCTGGGCGCTATCGACACCGGCGAGGTCGTCGCGAGCCCATCGAAGGCGGGCATACAGGCTGGCATCGGGCGGGTTAGCCTCGCCGACCTGCTTAACCGGTGTTACCCAGTCATGGCAGATGGTGTGACCTTTGCGCTCGAGGGCAATCATCGCATCTTCGACACGTTCGAGCTGGTCGGAGCTTCCGGCGACATAGATGCGCATTAGGCCTCCTTGTTCTGTCGGTAACAGTGGGCGACCCAAGCGCGGCCGGTTTCGAACATGCGCACGAACCGCAGCCCTCGTAGACTGCACAACTCGCGTGCTCGGATTAGCGCTTCAAGCCGATTGCTGTATTTGGTCTTGAGCAAGCTCACTGGAATCACCACCGGTGGGCCGTCGGGGTAATAGACGTCCTCGAGTGCCTCGGTCTCCATACTCGGAGGCTCGGGGGACGGCTTTGGGAACTGCTTAATCAGCGTGTCGGCGAGATCGTCGTCATCGTCAAAGTCATTGGGCGGCATATTCTCCTGCTACAGTATGTCGAAAATGGTTAAGACTATTGCATCCGAGGGGCCCGGCTCCTGCTGGTAGATGCCCTCGAACCACTTTGGGCTGTCGTCCTTTAGGATGCCGCGCGCCACTAGCACATCAACTACGGCTTTTGCTCCACCAATAAGGTTCGCATTGTCGTACGCTCGTTTGCCCGGACGGTACACACGACGCAACCAGACCCGTCGTCGTGCCAAGGCGCTAGGTATTCCAGTCCCGGCGAGTGCAGCATGCAAAGCAGCTGCAAATTCTTGACGAGCCTTGCGATATTTGAGTCCCGCAAATCCGCGTGCGTTGGCGCCAAGTTGGTTTTGTGATGGCCAAGATAGGTGCAGTCGGAGCTCCCCGACGAGTCGCACGGGCAGCGAAGGATCGAAACCACATGCTCGGCACTCACTGTCAGCCCCCGACATTAAATGGCTCTATGCGGCCCGTAGGCAGGTCAACCAAGCACGGGATTATCACCGGTGCTTCCCCCATCACGTTTTTCGACACACTGATCTCGAGCACGCGGGGGTACACGGTGCGCAAAAACGTCTCTCGTCCCTCAGGCCAGCCAGCAGCAAGTTCAGCGTATTCAGCGTACGCTCCTTTAGTCGCCGGGACTTTGCAGTATCGCCAAGGCCGGAACACGCCCAGCCCCAGTTTGGTGCCAATTCGCATCGCGCTTGAGCCAATGCAGTCATCAAGCGTTGGTCTAGGTCCACCATCTTCAGCTTTCCTCCCAGTCACCTCGGCCTTAACCTGGCTGACCATGATGTACGCAATGCGGTCGCGCGCGGCAGAGCGCTGGGCGGACTGAATAACGTGGTCGAGGATGTTCTTCTGAGTTCCCGCGCCATCCATAAGCTGTAGATAATCAACAACCACAGCAGCAAGCCCACGAGTCCGCTTGTAGTAACGAGCCAGACGTATGACTGATTCAATGGTCGGCTCCACGTTGTCGGCCATGATGATGCGCTCAGCCACTTCAGGCTCGTGCAGCCTCAGCGCCGACCTCTCATCCACTTCAAGCTGCCGCGCCGCGATACGTCCGTAAGAAATACCACTTGACCGGGCGAGCATGCGCTGAGCACCGAGCTGGTTGCTGTCTTCCCAGCTAATGCTGAGGACGGTGTTTCCCGCAGCCGCGATGTTCCAAGCCAGATTATTGACGACAGTAGTCTTAAAGTTGCCCGTCTCGCCAAAGACCGTAGTGACCTTGTCAAGCGGGATGCCCGTTGGGCAGACGCGCTCGATTCCCAGCCCAGTTGCCAGACCCACAACTTCACTAGTATTTGCGCGAATGGCAGCAAGCTCGGTTGTAGCCACTTGGCGAAGCGTAGGCGCATCTGTGTGAGCATTTTCCTCCAGCTCCTCAAGAGCTTTGCGGAGGCCGACTAGCTCCCCCTTCCAGTCGGCCCCCAGCCCCAGCCTGGTAGCGGCCCCCGATGCAGCAAGGCGTAGGCTACGAGCGTGTGCGTGGTCGCGGATGATTGCTGCGTAGTGACCTGCGTTGTCGGCGGTACCTGAAGCAAGCAGGTACTCGGTCAGGCCACCGATACCGCCCACGCCGGTAAGCGTGCCCTGTCGCCCGAGCTCGGCCTCGAGTGTCAGGGTGTCGAGGGGCTCACCCCTGTCGCACACCGCCATGGCCCCGACGAAGACCGCGCGATGCTTAACGCTAGCGAAGTCGTCGGCCGAGAGCTTACCGATGCGCAGTACGGCCTCAGGATTCAGTAAAAGAGCCCCGATAATGCCTACCTCGACGGCTGCGGACGTAGTCCACTCGCTGTTGCTCAAGCCGGCACGCTCGGCAGTGTCGTCGACCTCGGTATACATACAGATTGGCCCCTTCATAGGCGTGGCCGTACTTGCAGTGAGTCTTCTCTCGCCGGTACTTACCTGGGTCCGAGTACGGCTTTGCGCGCCGCCAGTTCTCCTCGGGGGTCACAGCCTCGAGATGGTCGGGCCGACAGCACGCTCGGTTGCGGCACATATGGTCGACGTGAAAGCCCGCCGGAATCGGCCCTACGACAGCCCTGTAAACATGGCGATGAACCCGGTCGTTTACCGACTGGAATGACATACGCCCGTAGCCGGCGCTGTTACAGTACCCCTGCCACACCCAGCACTCGCCAACGACCTTAAGCCGGCTGCGAATGCGCTCTGGGATCATCTCCAAGCGTCAGCTCCCAGTGACGCAGGAGTGTTCTGCCCGCCAGCCTCTTCCCACGCACGAGCGTAGGCTACCCACGTAGAGAAATGCCTGACGACGTGGTTCCACACAACCTTGCTTGGCCAGGTAGCAAGACCACCCGATTGAATCCAGCTAGCAACGCGCTCGAGGTCGTCGAGCTCCAGGCCTTGGATTCCGCACATAGACTTCCCGAGCCGACCAAACGACAAGCTATCGTAGGGCCGCATCTGGATGACGTCGGAGCACGTTTGCTCTAGCCTCTCAAAGACTGCGCCAGGCCCAAACGGCAGCTTGGCGATGGTGTCTTTGTCGCGCGGAATCTTCGGTCGGGCCGCCTTAGGTGCCGTAGCGAAGTCGATCATGGCCGCGATAGCCTCGATCAGGCTGTGTGAGGCCCGATGCTGCTTGATGGCGTGCGCATGGGTGTTGATGCCCAGCTTGGTCAAGGCCTCGAGCCGGGTCATGCGGACTAGTAGTCCACCGCGTTGGGATTGGCCGGCGCCGCAGCCTTCTTCACGGTCGGAGGGAGGGCCACAGCTTTAGCGGCATCGGTGAGCGGAACACACTCGACGGTCTCAGCAGCGCTCTCAAAGAGAGCGTCGAAGGCGTCAACGTCACCCGCTTCGATGGGGTTATCAACCGTGAGTCGGCGCTCCTTCAGCGGGAAGATACCGGCGACCTTCTCGCGCGCCTTACCCTCCCACACCTCGGTCTTGAGCTGGGCGTTGGCCTTCATGCTGCCGAGGCCCTCCTGAAGGGCCTTAGACACCTTCGTACCCGTCCAGCCGAGGGCACGCAGCGACTTCATCGTGTAGGGAGCGGCCTTCTCGGACAGGTAGCCCCGCCAAATCAGGTTCGTTCCCGTGTTGGGACCATCGATGACCCGAAGGCTGACAATGGCACACGGCGTCTTGCCGCCCCCGTTGTCGAGCTGCATGTCGAAGGCCTGAACAGTCTCATAGCGCGCAGTAGGTCCGGTCATTTCATTCTCCTGTTACAGTACGGGTTTCGTAAAATCCGCCCAAGTAAGGGCACAAGTCAGTGGGTACTTCTCGAATCGCTTGGTCTGCACAGCAGCCGAGGGAGCGAAACTCAGGCTGGTCTTGCCGGTGGACCTGGCTTTGGTCTTTTCTTGCTTGATTGCGGAAAGAACCACGCCAAAGCTTGCGTAACCGATGCCATCAACGCGCTCGGTGAGAAAGCCTTGGGCCCGCTTATCGAGCTTCATCTGGACCTGGTCGTAGTTCTCGCCGGCCGGGTTCATGAAGGCCTTGACCTGCGAGTGGGCCAGCATGACGAGCCCTACCCCCTTGGCGCGGATTGCATCCATACCGACCGCGAACCGCCGCCATTCACCTAGAGCAGCAACGTACCCCTTGCCGTAGCCACCACCGACATCCTCGATCGTGGT